ACGTATGGGCAGTAGAACATACCAGCGTCGTATGGACTGGTTCCGCGATATCCGACCATGCAGAAGTCATATGCTGTTGAGTTACTGAAGTAAGGATCAACATAGACCTTGGTCTTGCCATTGAGGACGCCTGCGAAGGTATTGCCGGTGTCGTCAACATTGAGGTTGGTGCTCAATGCTGGGGCATAGTCTAGGACTCCTGCCATTGCGAGTGCTGAAGCAACATCGGATGAGCAGAGGATGAAGTTGCCCTTTCCTCTACGGGTATCCTTAGCGATGAAGTTTGACTCGCGTTCGATCTGATACATCAGACCCTTGTACTTCTCAACCGACCAACGACCGTTGGCGTCGACATTGAGGTCGAAGATGCCTTGGGTCTGGACGGTGCCAGTGCGGCAACCGAGCTTTGCGGTTGAGTAGATGGAGCGAACGACCTCGCGGTTGATCTCAGCGAGGATCTCTGCCGAGAGGATGTTTGCAAGTTCGGTCTCAGCGTCAAGACCATGAATTGCCTTGAGGTCTTGTGCCAATTCCATCGTGTACTCTGCCTTGAGAGCACGGGTCTTCGCGGTGACCGAGGTCTTCTCAATGCTGAATGCCATCTCTGGGAAGTTGTCGTTAGCAACACCACCGAGCGACTCGCCAGATTGCGTATCCCAAGCCTTCGTGGGGTTGAGTGGATCCGCACCAAAACCACTCGTTGCACCAAGAAGTGCAGTGGTGACTGGATCAGTCGAGGTTGCAAACGATGTATCTTGACCAGACACATTCGTTCTATTGTAAGCGGTTGATCCTGCGCCACCGAACTTGGTGCTTGCCTCTTGGAAGAGAGCTTCGTCGCCCTTCTGTCCTTGATAACGACTGCGGAGAGCAAAGATGAGTCCGGTTGGGCCGGTCATCGGTTGGACACCGCAGATGTCGTATGCGATCAGGTTCGGCATGGCGCGACGAACCAACGAGATGAGGATGGGATCCCAATTTGCCATTGGGTATACACCACCACCTGTTGAGTTGGCCGGGGCAGCTTCCTTGAGGTACTTCTCTTGATTCTCGAGAAGGACCGAGGTCACTTGCTTGCGATAGCTATCCTTGATTTGTGGCAGGTCCGAGTGCTCAAGAATCGGTTGCCATTTTTTCTGAATTTGTTCTGTTAGGATGGGTTCCATTTATTGACTCCTTTTGGATTTACCTGTTATTTGCTTCTATTGAGACGGTTGAGTGCTTTGAGATATTCACTCATTGAACCGTTGTTTTCGGTTAGATAGTTTGGTTGAAGTTCCTCAACCTCTTCGACAGTACTATTGTTCGTCGGTTCAATTCCCTCGGCGAAGTAGTTCTCCTTGAGGATCTTGACCTTGCTCACGAAGTCCTCGCGGGACTCCGACTCAATGCCCTCCGCCAACTTGCGGAGCTTGATCTTCTCGGATGCAGTGAGGTCTGAACCGACTTCCTCGACAACATCTCTCTTGGTTGCGACTTCAACCTTCTCGCGGAGGGAGATGTTGTTCTCGATTTCCTTGTTGAGGTTCTCTTCGAGTTCCTCGATGCGTGCTGCCATCTTCTCGAGGACGTCAACCTTTGACTCGGGAACATCAATGTTGTGCTCGAGGAACAGGTTGCGAAGACCAGTGAGGAATTCCTCGGTGATCTCGTTGCGAAGCCCGCGTTCGATGGCGACCTCGTTCTCCTTCATCCATTCCTCAACCACATAGGAGAGATAAGAATCAAGATTGTTTGCCATCTCTTCCTTGTTCTCTTGGATTGCTGCAGCGAGTCTTGACTCAACCGATGCTTCCAACTTCTCGGTGATAGCGAGGACTCTCTCGTTCACTGCTGCCTTGAAGATGGTAGCAGTTCTCGTCTTGAAGTCCTCGGTGAGCTCCTGACCATTGAACAAAGCGGTCAAGTGGTGATCAAGCGAAAGCTCTTCCTCAACCTCGGTAGCATCCTCAACGACGATCTCCTCGTCCGTCTCGTTCTCTTCCTTGGTGAGCTTCGTGGTCTTTCCGATTTTCTTTGCTGCTTCCTTGCCTGGATTCTTGGCAAGATAGTCGATCTCGGTCTCCACCTCGGATTCTGGATCGGTCTTGGTCTCCTTCTTGCGGATGTTTCCAGCTTCCTTGCCCGGCATGACGTCGTCAGTCGGTCTTTTAGCTTCCTTTGAAGAGACGCTCTTGTTGAGGGTCTTCTCTTCTTCTCCGGTCGGAGGAACGCCTTGAGTTGATCCTTCGAGTCCCTCGGAATCCTTGTGTTTTCCACCCTTGGGAACCGAGTGAGTGAAGGTTGGCTTGGTTGCTGGGCTCTTTGCCATTGCTTCCGCGCCTTCTAGTAGTTTCTTTGCTGTCTGTTGGATATCCATGAAAATACTCCTTGATTCTAGTTTATTTATAATCTTACAGATTTTGAATAAAGCGAGAAAATGCTCTAACTGCCTTTTCTTCTATTCTTCTTGGGTCCACCGAACGAATACTTCTTACTTCTTTCTGTGCCTCTTCCACCATTTCTTCAGCAGCAAGAGTATTCTTGGTGACAAGAAGTCCTGCTTGATAAACCCATTCTTTACCTTCCAAGATTCCGTTGACGAATGCGTCTGGTGCTGATGGATCTGCTACGATGTCTGCGGCGGTAGCTAACTGGAAGTCATCCTTGACATAGTTGACGCCCTTCTTCTCCTCAAGTGATCCTATTCCGCGAGAGGAGACTCCCAACTTGGCACCCTCGTCAATGAGGTTCTTGACTATCTTGCCATATGGAGTGTCCATGACCTTTGCTTTTCCGATGTAGTTGTCGCCCTCCTTCTTCAGAGCGGTGATCATGTGAGACACCCTCTCCAAATTGATGGTCGGACCTTCTGGATGCCCCAACTCACCGAATGCTCTCTTCTGCTCGATGAAGTTCTTGTTGTATCTCTGAGCTTCTTTGTCAAGGATCTCCATCGGATAGATTCTTCCGTTGCGGTTCTGAAGGTTTCCCTGAAGGAACACTCCTTCAATGAAGTACTTCCTCTCTCCCTTGTCCGAATCCTCGGTGAGTATCTGGACTTCCTCGTTTATCTCTCGAAATAGTTTCATCTGTTTCTTCCTGTTACTTGTAGTAGTTCTCGTTTATGTTCGTCGGGACTCCCTTGAACTCAAGTATCGCATTGCCACCACTGCAAGTCACGGTGACTCCCGTGCATCCCGTGAAGGATCCTATTGCCATTCCAGCATCGTCAAAGCGACTCAATCCACTTGGAAGACTGAATGTCACTCCCGCACCCAAGAAGTTGATCAACGCACTTCCACCGGCACTCACGAATCCCTTGGTGAACTGAAGAGTGGTAGCACTGGCGGTGTAGCCGTTGGTCCCTCCTCCGAAGATTTCGGAGGATGAGTTTAAGGTGGTGGTTCCAGAGAACAGTCCCAAGAACCGATTGTTCGTTGATGTTATCGTGGTGTAAGCCATTCGTCACCTCTTGCCTTCGGTTGAATATGTCTCGCAGAAGTTCATCACTTGATCAAAGGTATCCTTGGAATGAACGAGCATCTCCATGAATACCTCCTGATTGTCCTTGTTCAAGGAATCATGAACCTCAACTACCTTCTTGCTTTGGTCGGGGGTGATCGTCAGAAGTTCCTCGTTGAAGTTGCTCAGTTCCACTGGTTCCCCAGATGAACTTGAACGCATCAATCCACGTACGAACTCGTCCTTGATCATCTCAATCTTCGCGTCATCCATGAAGGACTTGACTATCTTTTCGTCCTGCGGGGATGAAGGCATGACATTGAGGACATAGTTCGGACCCTTCTTTGAGGTATCAAACTCCGCCTTCACGATCCCAGAAAGTTCCTTCTTGACGAACTCAGCTGTCTTCATGTCCTTCATGACGAAGGACATGTGATTCTTCTCGTCAATGACGGAATGACCTAGGGTCTTTTCTCTTATTTGCTTGAAGTTCTTCATGGTCATGTCACTTTTGCGGGAGAGGTTCCCTTCATGGCTAGGTCGTTTTGATCCTCTGCTCCCTGCTTCTTCTTCTTGTTGATGTTTCCGACCTGCGTGTCCTTGGAGGCGTCCTCCTTGAACATTGAACTCGATATCTCGGCCTTCTTGTCACGAAGTTCGGATGCGATGCGCTCATTCATTGAAGCTTCAAGATGAGACTTGAAGTCAACAGCGTTCTTCTCCGCAGCTGCGTTTACCATGTTTGTTGACGAATCACTAGGCATTGTGGTCTCCTCTATGAACTCTCTTTGCTCTGAGGGATGCTTGGGCATCCGGCTTGTAGTTTGGATTCTGGGTCTTTTCGAAATACTTCTTTGCTACCTTGGACCCATCAATTGAATTTCGGTACATTCTTTGGTTGTTTTTGTCGGATGGAAGCATCCTGTTCTCCTCCATCGAATCCTCTTCCTCCGCACTATCTTCTGGAGCATGAGTCATGTAGTCATGAACGACGGAGATGTAGTCCTGAGCTTTGGTCAACTTGCTCTGGACCCAAGGCTCAAGATTACTCTCGGAATTCAACAACTCCAGCAACCTGTTGGAGTCGTCAACGATGGATCGCAGTTGGGAGATTGCCATCTCTCCATCTTGATCCTCGAAGATATAGTCGCGAAATGACTTCATTGATCTAGCTTTTCAATCTCTTCCTTCGTCAAGATCAACGGATATGTCTTTCCTTTGAACTCAAACTTGTCCTTGCCCTCCCACATAGCAGCAGATCTAGCTTTGAGGAAAGCGTTTGCTTCGTTCACCAAGTTCTCATGTTCCTCAACCACCTTGCTACCTTGCCAATGCTTGTCTAGGTAATTGAAGAACTTCTTCTTCTGCTCATCCGTCTTCAGGTCAGCCGGAGAACTGATGTTGAACTTGTCCATCGCGTCGTTGAAGAACTTCCTATATCTTTCCTTCTCGCTTTGTTCTGATAACATGGTTGAATTCCTTTTATTGACCTATCTTATTTATTCACGCTCTTCTTTTCCCCGCCCTTTGCCAACTGTTGCTTTGCCATTTCCTTCTCCATCTTCCGCTTCTCAATCCTGTCCTGTTCTTCCTTCTTCAGTTGCTCTGGCGTCTTGCGGAGATCTGCTATGTTGGTGATTCCCTTCTTCGACATCCTATCTATAGCTTGCTTGGATTCCTTGGTAGCAATCTCCTTGTCCGTGAATATCTCGAACTTCTGACCATCGATATAGGACACCAAGGGCTTTCCTATTCCAGTTCCCAAGCTCTTGATGGTTATCGTGTGTCCCTTGTATTCGATATCAAAGAGGAAGAACTCCTTTGCCATCATGGGATCAACATAGAGAGCCTGGGTCTCTGCATCAGCTTTTATCTTCTCCGCGTCAGCTTTAGTTGAGTCTGGACTGACAGCCTCCAAGACTCCTCTGGACAACTCATTCCTTACTTCTTGAAGCCTTTCTTCTATCTTGTCACTGACGATGGTCAACAACGACTTGCGGAATGATTCCGCGTCGCCCTCAATGACATGATCAATTAGTTTTATGGTTCTTTCTTTCATAGACCGTATTCCGTTTGATCCTGCGGTATGAGACCCCTCTTTCTCTCGTCCTCAATCTGCTTCTCCATCACTGCGATCTCCTCGTCGCTCAACTTGAGTACATTCTTCCTTATCCATTGATACGAGAAGAACTTTCCGACATATTGAGTGAGGTTCTGTAGTTCCTCGACCTTGTCCTTTCGCAGTTCAGCTTCCTTCAACTCGGAGAAGTAGGTGTCTCGCTTGAAGTCAAAATGAACGGAACTTCTTATCTTCTCCCATTCGTCCCTACTGATTATCTCCCTCAAGACAAGTTGCTTACCCAGTAGATCATAGAA